CTCAAAAATGCAGTTGTTCCGTTATGAACAACATTGATTGTTGTTACATGATATTCACTTCCTCTTGTCACTTGAACTTGGAAAGTTGCAGAACGATTCACTGTTGCAGAGATACTTGAGATTGTATCTGCATTTGTAGATGTGGTTGTCAGAGTATCACTCGAAAGTGTAATGATGCCTGGATCTCCAAGATCAACACCAACTGATGCAGTGATAATACCAGTTGCAAGAATATCACTTTGATCAAGAGATGTGATCGTTCCAGCAACAGATAAATTACCACTTATGATCGCATCAACAGCATTAACGTTCGTGACTGTGACACTTGGAGAACCTGTTAGTCCTTGAGCGCTGACTGCGAGTGTGGCGTTTGATGCAGTTCCTGTAACATCTCCAGTTAAATCACCAATGAATGTAGTTGCAGTTGTAGTTCCAGATACATTTACGTTCTGAAGAAAAGTTGCGTTTGTATTAGTTCTTATGTTATCTGTACTTGCAACACCTGTGAGTGCAGATCCATCAATAGCTGGTAATGCAGATGGAAATCTTGCATCAGGTATTGTTCCCGAAGAAAGATTACTTGCGTTTAAAGAATTAATAATTGAAGATGTAACAAACGCAGCACCATTAGTGAGTTGGTTATTATTGGTGGGTATCGTAGGTGTATTATCAAAGTTATTATAATTTAAATAAAATGATGCACCTTGACCGTTTAAGTTAGATGAGTTTGATGCAGTTCCCGTTAGATCACCCGTGAATCCTCCAACAAAACTTGTTGCGGTGATAATACCAGATGTATTGATAGATACAGTGGTTCCGATTCCAACTGATTTTGGAGTTCCAACTGCATCAGTAAATTCAATTTCACCTTTATCATCCTGTTTAATTGTAATTGTGTTTGCAATACCAATGACAATTTCTTCAAGACCACGAAGTTGTTTTGCATCTGGATCAAGAACAATTGATCCTGTACCAATCGTCAAAATACCAGTCACTCTGGCATTTCCAGTCACAACTAAATCTTCATTATAAACTCCTGTATCTACACCAACATGAACTTTAGTTGAACTTGTGATACCTGTTGCAAATACGTCACCATCAGGACTCAGAGTAATACCACTTCCAACCTTGATTCCAGATCTTGCAGTGATAAGTCCAACGGAATCAACGTTAGTAACATCTTCGTATGTCAGAGTTCCAGCAATAGAAACATTACCATTTGCAGTTATGTTAGTAACTGTGATACTTGGATTACCTGTTAAACCAGCAGATGTTCCTGTGATATCATCACTTGCAGTAATAAATCCAGCACCATTTGTGAGTTGGTTGGTATTCGTAAATGAAGTTGTGATATACCCAGCACCATTCGTCAGTTGATTATTATTACTCGGTATTGTTGGAGTGTTTGAAAAATTATTGTAGTTTAGATAATATGACGCATCCTGACTGTTTAACTTGATTGCATTATTTGAATTGACTTGAGCAGAGTTGCCCATCAATCCGTGATTTGAGCATTGATAATGAAGAATAGTTGGTGTAGAATCAGTAACCTCAATCTCAGTGTATGCACCAGATGAACCAGCACTGCCATTAGTGGTTATATCTGTTGTATATGATGTACTCTTATTTGCATCAAGATAAAAACGAAGTGGATGACCACCGTTAGAACCATCACTTTGGTCAAAACGATAAGTTCTGCCAGGCGTAAGTGTAAGAAATGGTGATTGAACATTATCTAAAACATATCCTAATCCACTACCCTGTCCGTGATATCTGTGTTGTCCTGATATTTTACTTGCAACCTTAACTGTAATTGTTTTTGTAGTTGAATCAAAAGGTGCAATCAGATGACTGTATCCTGAGAATTGTGCAGCACTAATGATTCCTGATGTATTAACACTACTTTCTGTTCCAACACCTGAAGAGGTCGCACCAATAAATTTACCACTTGATGCCTGATACTGTAGAACTTTACCATCAACCTTTGCACTATCTTCATCTACATCGTCAAGCTTTAAAAGATTAACCTCACCAGATCCTGGCCCTTGTGCAAGAACACGATTCAAAATATTCTTAAGTTTTCTGATCTCTGACTGAACATCTACATCTGAGTTCTCAACTTCTTCTTTGACTGTAGTGTCTTCAATAAATTTAATTGCTTTTGTGATTGAATCCTCTTCCTTAATCTCTTCTACAGCTGGTTTCTTTGGTTTCTTCTTACTTCCAATTTCTTTTTTAAGTTCCTCATAGTCATCTTCCTCTTCTAAAGATTCAATATCAAAATCTTCTGGAACTCCGACAACAACTTCTGGAGGTTTTGTGACATCAACTAGAACATTGTCAAGTTGTTCAATTAATTTTTTTTCTTTTTTCTTTTGTTCTTTAACTTCTACCTCTGCCTTTTTAATTCCACTCGAAACTGTCTTGACTAAAACATCAAGATTGATGTTAGCCTCTTTGAGAAGATTATCAAACTCTTCTTCTTTTTCTTTCTTGGCCTTTCCGAGAAGACTAAAAAATTCTGACAGTTCTGGTTTCATTTATCATCTTCTTTTTGGTTCTTTATTAATTTTGATAACTCAGCCGTTGAACCAACAAACAATGCGTTGGTTACATTTGTAGGGCCTTTGTTTGGATCTTGTTCAAGATCTTTCATTTTTTGTTGAAGATCAATAAGTTTATCTGTTGTATCTGCAACTGCTTTGATTGTAGTTGCAGCAACTTCATAAGCTCTTGCAGAATCAGATTCCTGTGCTAATTCTAAAATACCATTCACTGCCTCCTGACCTTTTTCTACAAGGGAATATAACTGAGCACGACTGTATTCATAGTCTTTTTCTGAATCATTTTTATCAGTTTTTTCAAGTTGATTCTTTCGAGGTTCAATATTAGTTTCAACGACCTCAGTATCAACGTTAAGTGCTTCCTCGATAGAATCAAAATTTTTCATAACTCTCCTAGATGTCTATACCTTGAGATGGACTAAACTTTTTACCATCAGTAAAGAATGACGATGTTTCATTAAATCCAAAGTCATCACCAAACTCAATCAATGCATCATCAGCAGTGCTGAGAACACCGATTGGTGCATTGTGTTCATGTGTCGCAGCAATCGTGTTATCATGACCACGGAATACAGTTACATTCTGACCACTGATACTTCTGATCTTCATAATCTCAGTATCAATGATAATTCTCTGATTTGCAGCAAGATCTGTAGTTGCACTCACTTTAAACTTAGTGACCTTCTCAGAGATTGCACCATCAAGAACTGTTGCCTCATCACCATCATAATTTTCTTTTGCAGCTGGTGTTGCACTATATCGAATATTACGTCTTGCGGTTTGAATATTTGTATCAGAGTAGTAATCAACATCGACCTTCTTAATAAGACCTTCTGGATTATCTGCAACAGGGCCGAATAGATAAGTCTTTGCGGTAAATCCTAAAGTATAAACAATAGTTCGACGAGTCTCAAAACTGCCCTCATATTGATCACTATAATTAATACTTTCTAAAACAATTGGAATATCTTTCTTTTCACCAATTGAATCTATGAGATTAATTGTAATGTTAAATGATGGTTGAAAATAGGGAATAATCTGTTCTAATATTTGTAATGCATCATCACTTAACTTTGACATGATACTTAATTCAAATGCAACATTATATGGAACAGGCATATAAACTTTCTTTGCAGTTGTTCCACCTTTCGCAAGAAATGTTTGTGCAATTCCTGTTTTGCGAGTCGGATCATACTGTAATCCCTGCATCTCAAAGGATAATCTTGGAAGAGTTATTGCAATCTCTCTTTCTAAATCTGGTTGTTGTTGAATTCTTGCCAAAAATTTCTGCATTGGCCCATACGCCAAAGGAACTTTCATGACACTGAAGTTTGTGCCACTCGCATCCTTATGTCGAATGTTAATATTATTAAAGAGAGTTCCGAACCCGATAACTGTCTTTCTTAATATTTCATGGTAGAAGTAAGTACCTAACATATCAAAGCTTTCTAACTATTTAGAATGTTCCGAACGGATTGCCCTCTGAGAAGTCTAAAATGGCATCCGCCTCAGTTTCAAAGTTTGCATTATCGTTATATTGATTTGCTTGGAATTCATCATTTGGATAACTGTTTGGTTGATCATAACTTACTGATTCAATGATATAAACTGCACCAGATTCAAGTCCTGTAATTCTCTCACCAACTTGGAATTGCATTGCAGTCAGCATGCTGACATCAAGAGTTCGAGAACTTGCATCCCATACTTTAACTCTTGCAGTTTCACCAGAACTTGAAGAGACTTGAACAGTTTCATTAAAGATATAATTACCATCTGCAATTGTTGATGCGACACCGATTGAAATTGTTGGTGCAACAGTGTATCCAGCACCAGCGTTACTGATTCTGACTGATCGAATCGTTCCTCCAACCATGACTGCTTCCGCAGTTGCATCTGTTCCTCCAGATGGTGCAGTAGAAATTGATACATTTGGAGTTGTGGTGTAACCTGATCCACCAGACGTAATGGTAACAATACCTACAGAACCTAGAGATGTGATGCCAGCGGTTGCTATACCCGCCCCTGGCACGGTTACAGTTGGTATTCCGATATATCCACTGCCAGGATTGATTAAAAGAATTCTGTCAATAGATTTAGCAGTTGCGATACCAGATCTTTCTGTCATAATTGCAACAGCTGTTGCGTCTGTGCCAGGCGAGGTAGTAATGCCTATTGTTGGTGCAGCAGCATATCCGAATCCATCATTTTGTAAAAATATCTGTTGAACCGCACCAAACGCTAGAGTGGTGGTCGCAGTTGCAGTGCTACCAATACCAGCAAGAATTAATCTTGCAGCGTAACCATCTGTCTGAACAACCTTATCAATTTTCTCAATGTTGGTATCAATAACTTCATCTTCGTATTCAAAGACTTCACATGTAAGTTGATATGTATAATTTTTTCTTAACTGGTAGTTTGGTTTCTCAAATTCAACATACTTAATTTCAAATAATTTTTTACCCAGAGGTGCAAAAATTAAATCACCTTCTCTTGGACGATTTGATATCTCATAATCATCTTCCTGTTGCTCTAGAAAAGGTGCGACTGATTCTTCAAATCTTTCTCTTGAGATTACAAATGTAGCTTCTGTGGTAACTCGAATACCAAATTTTGTCAATATATCCCCTTGTCCAGCATATCCATCAACGTTCATAAGATATGCTTCAAGAGGAAATGCCTGATCAAATCTTGATTCAGTCACTTCTCTCATGATGGTTCTAGATGTCATCAACTTTCGAGGAATGTAATGACACTCCTGTCCGTACATTCTTAATTGTTCATTAATTAAGTCTTGTACTAAACCTTGTTCTGACTCAGAACCCTGTAGGAAAAAAGGATTTAACATTATCCAATCATATCTAGTGGAGGCATTTCGTAATCAGTTGCCATCTTCGCTCTGATTTCATCTAACTCTCGAACACCATCATCATAGATTTGACGACCATTCAATTGAATACCGCCAGGCAATTGAACACCTTGGAATTTAATTAGGTTTTGACCCCATTGTTTTTTACATAAAGCAGTAAAATATCTCTTCAAAAATGGATCATTATAAACTCTTGTAAAATCATCTGGATCTAAGATTCTGAAACAATCAATTACAAAGAAATCATTCACGTTTAAAACATCAAAATCAGTGTCAATATATAAACGATCTTGTCTGATATTAAATCGATACCTCATATTTGGATTTAATAGGAAACTAATATCTTCAAGATATGTTTGAACCATTGAATATTGTAGAAGATCAACTGATCCAAAGGCATATAGATCATTTAAGAATAATTGATATCGAATATTAAATAAACCATCATAAACTGTATCAGATCTAATTTTAAATATTTGATTAACCCCGATTACAGATGGTGGCATCTGTATGTAATTTGAATTTTCTTCAAGATCAAAAGTTGTCGATAGACCAACTGTTGATGTTGCAGTGGTGGTTGTAAT